TAGTTCTCTCCCCTGCAATTATACTTTATTCGTATATCCTTACAACCCTATCCTTTTTGATAGTTTATCTTTTTGATTTTTTCTGAGAGTATGGTGTCATTCAAAAGGAGAGAGACTATGACATACACAAAACGTGAAACATATATGGAGACAGCCAGACGTTTGTTTCCAGAAATTATGGAAGCTGACAGGATGAAATATATCGCTCGGCTTTATGCCAAGTGTGACCACCTGCAATACCAACTTGACAGCTATAAGATTGACAACAAGAAAGTCGCCAGTGACGACATTGACGAATGGTTTTCTTTGGATGCAGACAATGACTTAAACATCTTTACTGATATGGACGGGAAAGTGAAACTTGTCGTGTATCCAGTCATTGACGGAAAAACAAACACCGAATGTTGGAAACAATTATGGCCTACTGCCGGACAGGAGTTACTTGACGATGCAATTCAAGACAGACCAGCTGACAAGTGAGTTTTGGGATTGGCTGGTAAACTGCCCCGGCGCGGTGTTCAGCGAACTACAGCAAATCGACGACGAGGACGGACACCTGATATTGACTATCGGTGTCGCAATCAAACGAGAGGACAAGCAGTGAGTTACTTCAAGATTCTATCGACCAATGACGCAATGCGCGAGGATGGACACCAATACCCCGCAGAGAAGCCCGAAGATGCACACGAGATTTACCAAGCCGTGTGCGAGGTGACAGGCTATCAAGACTTTATCTGTGTCGGCACTGGCAAGGATATGCAAGTGTATTACGGCGACAACTATGAGATATTGCTGGACGATGAACAGCTAACTGCCGCCTCAGAAATAACCAAATACAAAGAATGGTTTGTCAAAGAGATTATGTTACAGCACTGGTGCGAGTAACAAAGAGGAGATGAAATTATGAATTTGCACGATTGGATGAAAAATCAAAAACTGACCGACGAGAAGATGGCTGAACGCCTTGGCGTTAGTCGCTCGGCAGTCACGCATTATCGCTCTGGTCGGCGTATGCCTTCGCCACAAACAATGCTGTTGATTGAGGAAATCACGCAGGAGAAAGTGACCGCACAAGACATAATGAAAAACTTGCGTCGTGTTAAAGGTTAATACCAAAAATGTATTGACAGGCGAAACGAACACCCCCATTATCCCCAATGTCAACAGGAGAGAGTTGTGGAAGAAATTTTTAAGCCGATACCAGACTACCTGAAGCGAGATGGTGATGTCGTTGTGACACATTTCTCACCCTCATCGCTTGAGCAACCTCTTTGTCTGTGGAACTTTAACTACCTATATCTCCGCAATCGCCGCCGGGATGTTCCGACAGGCGCACCAGCCCCAGCAGGAGGAGCAGTTCACGATGCCATTCAGTCTGTCGTCTGTGATGATGTGGACTACAAGGAGGCAATCCGTCACGCCATAACACGTTTGCAAGAGCATACGCCACGCGATGAACTGGATGCCGCCAAGACAGAGAGATATATTGAGGACATTCCCGATATGGTCAGCCTCGGTCTGGATGCTATGAATGAGGTTTTTAAGGAGCAGGGCGATATAGAGTTCACGCAAGAGAAGGTGCTGGGCTATGAACATCCACGCCTCGACGTTCCAGTCATCGGATACGCTGATTTTTCAACACCAAAATCAATCATTGAATTAAAGACAAAGTGGTCAAGACCGGGCGCAGTTCGCAAGGATGGGTCAAGAGGTTTCTCTGTCCCCAAGCCCCCGACAAAGCCCGACCCTGCACACGTTCGTCAGGTTGCGTTCTATCGCGCTTGCACCGGACTGCCACCAACAATCATCTATATCAGCGCACGAGACTGGGCAGTGTTCGACCAGTCAAACTGTGATGAATTGCAACCGGACAATCTGCAACGCTGTATGGAGTTCCTCTTGCAAGCCGCCATTGTGCGTCAGAACTTGCTCAAGATTAGCAACGACCCCAAGGTTCTTGCAGGATATATACAGCCCATCTGGAATGATTTTAGGTGGAATGTGGGAGATGAATTTTTAGCAGAAGCAAAGGAGTTATGGAAATTATGAAAAACCTAGCAACAGCACTAGCAAAGGCACAATCGGAGTTCCGCACTGTGCCGCAATCGGGCAAAAACCCGTTTCACAAATCAACCTACAGCACCCTGAAGGACTGTTGGGATACCGCCAGACCAGTTCTAGCTAACCACGGGCTGTCTGTGTTGCAGTTCCCGGACATTATGGGTGACGGGAACTTTGTATTGAAAACTGTTGTCCTGCACGAGTCCGGCGAGTCAATGGAAGGCTACCAGCCAGTCATTTCCTCCAAGCCGGATGCGCAATCAATGGGGTCTGCACTGACATACGCAAGACGCTATGGTCTGTGCGCCGCCCTCGGACTCGTATCGGGTGATGAAGATGATGATGGCAATGCTGCCTCACAAGTTAAGTCTAAGCCAGCCAAGGCTAAGACTGCTCCGCCAGCTACCCCTCCCTCGGTTGGCGGAGCGACTAATCCTAGCCTCACAGAGCAGATTAAATCTGCGCCCCATCTGGGGGCTTTAACTACCTTGTATGAAGGTAATAAGGATGCTATCGGGGCAATGAGCGAAGATGAAAGGAACAAAGTTCTCGAAATCTTCAAAGCAATGAAGGTTCAACTATCAGGAAAGGAAAAGATATGAGCCAAGCATTTGACAACACCGGAACGACCGCCGTGTGGCGTAACGAGAAATACGAAGCTGGTGGCAAAGCACCGCGCTTCAAGGGTCACGTTTACGCACACCGCGACATCAAGGCTGGTGAGAAAGTTGCAATCGCATACTGGGATAGCAACAGCGATAATGACAAAGCACCTGTTCTTCGGGGTAAGGTAGAGGACGTATATCAGGCTGATGCCGGAACTCCTATGCAGTCACAAACCCCGGCGGCAAACCCGCTAGGCAATGACGAGATTCCTTTTTAGGGGAGAGTAAGATGAGTGGAACAGCTATACACTGTGCTAAATGCGAAGGTAGGGGTGTTCTACTCATCAACATCTCTGCCGACGGAACAGGGTCAAGTTTTATTGAACAGCCTTGCGATGCCTGTGATGGCACTGGCAAGGTATCGAGAGCATCACTAATGACAAAACAAGCAGAATACACACTAGAGCCAGACAGTTTTATGCCGCTTGCTATGACAGGCGCATTTCGAGCCGCTATCAATGGCGAGATTTACGAGCGTAAAATGTCTGCCAGAGACTTGTATAAACTCGCATCATACGCACTTATCGCGGCGATGGAGACAGATAAATTTGAAAAGGAGAATGACAATGGAGATAGTGGTCAACTATAAGCAACCCGCATTTTCAGACGGGGTGTCTCTGTCATCAATCGACAGAACCATTTGCAAGCACTTCGAGATAACATCCGAGCTGCTGAAGTCACCGAAACGCAACGCATATATTGTAAAGCCACGACACATCTTTTGTAGTGTCGCGCACCTATACAGTAACGCAAGCCTGACCAAAATCGGTCAATACCTTAATCGTGACCACACCACAATCATCCACGCAATAAAATCCGTTAAGCGTGATATGTCCGGCGATGCCGACTTTCAAGAATTTATGTTGAAGATTGCAAAAGAGGCATTTGCTTATGATGAAGAACGCAGAATCTATTTCGAAAAAGAAGCAGAGAAAATCAAGGAAGGAATTAAAAAAAGAAAGAAACACATACCGGGATTGCGCCATAAGATTGTCGGCAAGGCTTCGGGAGATTGGGTGTGTCCCACGGGATAGTATCGGATGGCGAGAACTAAGAAAACGAGAGGCAATAGACGCACTCAAAGAACTGTGCGAACACTTGATTGCCACTGGTGTTCTGAAAAAATAGTTGTGGATAACTTTGACTGGATTGTCACTGGAAGCAAGAAACCAATGCACTACAAATGTTTTGAGTTATTTCTCAACGAGTTAAACAGTGTGCCAAGTTTTGAGGATTTATGATGGACGTTAAGAATCAAGACCACTACACCCGACTGCGGGTTCAGCCAGCCAGATACATTATGGCTAATGACTTTGAATACTGGCGTGGCAATGTAATCAAGTATGCCAGCCGCGCCGGACACAAACAATATCAAGATATGGACGAGAAAGAGTCAGAAATTTTTGACTTGCAAAAAGCCATTCATTATTGTGAGATGAGAATACAGCAAATCGAAGGAGAGAGAGATGCGAGCAGAAAGCCAACTAGCAACAATAATTGAAGCCTCAATGGGCCTCAATCCAACCAATACAGCACTGCGTGAGGATACCCGGAGACTGTTAGACTTAGCCGAAAGTATGTCACGCACAAGTGAAACGTGGTCAGGATTCCAGAGCGCAAAACGGGATGATGAACTCATCTCAATGCTGGAAGATAGCACCACAATACTTTCACAGGTCTTGCAATCACTGAAAGACGCGAGATGATTATGACCGATGGAAGAGACAGAAGCATATACACGTTGCGCCTGACCTCAATAGAGTATCAGGCACTCAAGGAGGCGTTGAAGGATATATGCGATTATGTTGATTCCGAAATGTTTTCTTCACCCAAGGGGTTGTCTGCGTTCAATCGTATAGTGAAGAAGATGGACGAGTTTTAGCGTAGGCTTTGGTAATCTTCCTGCGCTAACTGGGGCGGTGCTTTTTCTCCTTTCTTGCATCGCCCCTTTCTTATGTCCGACGAAACTTCCTTGTCTTTTTTGCAATCTTCTTTGGCTGTTTCACGAACTGCTGACCAGCCCTCATACCCTCACGCTTGGCGCGAGTCGTGGCGGCATACTCTTGCGGCGACA